CGGGCATAGTAATCTCCTTAAAACAAATTTAACGGTGTGCGACAATGCTACCGTCAACGGAGACGACAATGCCTTCATTTTACGCCTGATGGGCGGTCGTTTAGGTACGGCGACCGTCTGGATGCCGAGGCACTACCCAGGCTTTACATTTGCTAATTTATAAAATTTGTCCCTTTCCTTCTCAAGTCTTTCATATTCAGGTCTGTTCGTTTCTCTTAGGAACTGGCCCTTTCCGTCCGGCAATAAGAATCCGGGCGTATTTTCAATTTTCTTGGCTTCTGTTAACGCATCAGCCGCTGTTATTCCCGTTGGCTGTTCGGTCTCTGTGATAATCTTATGTTCCTTGAACTTAGCGGATATATTGTGTAATAATTCGGCAAAAGCGATATTATTATCTAATGTCTTGAGCAAAGCCTTCTTATGTTCTTCGTCATTGATATTTTCAGATATCAAGCGATTGGCCCAGTGGAGTTTTTCCGGGTTGGCTGCCGACCATTCCGAAAAGGCGTTATCCGCTTCGAGTTCCTGATTGGCAACGGCTTTCAGAGCTTCCCTAATCCGTTTCTCTTCGAAGGCCCATAACCGGTCAACTTTCTTTTGGTCGAAACCCAACTCGTGGAAAATATCTCTCGCTTCTGCTACGAGGTTCGGGTCGTAAGCTTCCTTCAAGTCTTCGGCGACCTCCATTTTGTACAGGTCTTTTGTGTCCGGTCTTCCCATTTCCCTGTGGAAATTGTCCCACTCGGAAGGCGGAGACGCCTCGCCGGGTATAATAACTCCCTTTTTACCTATCATCTTCTGCAAGCTACCCAACATCTTCAATCCACCACCGACATCATCGAAAGTATCAAATACTTTGTCGGTCCGCATTTCCTCAGGCACAAAATGCTCCTTCCATCCCGGTTTGAATTTACCCTCCGCATCTATGAAAGATTGTGGTTCTTGCGCTCCCTGTTCGGCAGACGAATCGCCCGTTGCTTGCGAGCCTTCCGCTACCTGCGTTTCAGACGCTGCTTCTGTCATAATATGTTCCTTTCACTAATCGTTTTTCTTTCTTCCTGTTCTGTTTTACGTTTTAACATATACCTTATATGCCTTATAACCGAATTGGCGCCGAGATTAAAATCTGTCTTTCTTGCACTATTGACATCAAAAATATCCAGTTTCTCCAAACAGAACCTTGATAAATCTTCGAGTACCAGCTTGGCCTTTGCGTCGGTAGCGGAAAAAACGTCTTTGTAAGCCGCTATTGTTAATTGTTCATCGGCCATTACTTTTTCCTTTTTACACCTCCGGCACGAGCGCCGAAAAATCCTTTCTGTTTCTTAGTCAATCTTTTCCCGTGAACTTTCCCGTGCCTGAGAATCTTCGTGCCTGAGAATCTTCTTTGCTTTTGCCTTTGTTAGTTTAGCCATATCTCACCTGCGAATACTACAATCAGCGATTTTGTTGCCATGTTCGACCAAGGTCTTTAGGATTTCCGATTGCATTTCCTCTAATTTCTGCACCTTTGCCTGTAACTTTCCGACAACCGTTCTGCCATCAAGAACTTCTTCTTTGCTTAATTCGGTTGCTTCTATTGTTTTGTCGATTGTTTCTTCTGTTGGTTCTGTCATTTCAATCTCCTAAGTTCCTGTTACAATTTCAGCTAATGACCCTTCTTCCGGGGCCGTTGTGGTCTGGCCGTATCCTTGGGCGGCCGCCTGGGCCGCTTCTAACGCCTTTTGCTGGGCTAATTGTTCTGCGCGTATTTGTCTTGCCTCCTCTATTTCTTCTCTCGTTGAAAGATGTTCCACTTTCGTTCCGAAAGTAAAGGCAATATCAGGTAAAGCCCGGTCAATATTTATAATGTCCTTTGCTCCAGGGAATACGGGGTCGAGTGCGGAAACAAGGTCGGCGAACTGGATAAACGCCTGTGACTGCTGGTCACGTATGGCAAGGGCAAGCTCACTGATATATTCGATACCAAATCCCCGGCCTTGAAGCTCTGCGGGCGGTTGTGGTATTACACCATTTCTAATTAAGAGCAGAACACTTCTGGTAATAACGGGAGTAAACAATTCGCTCTGGAGCCTGTAAATCGGGCCGGCGAGTTTCTTGACCGCCTGCTTTACCCGTTCCCTTATTTCGACCGTTGTGCGCCTATCGCCCGGAAGATTTGCCAGAGGAGCGAAAACGTCAACGAAAAAGATTCTATGAATTATATCCTGATTAAATTCAAACATTTCTCTTGTTATCGGGAAGTTACCTTTTACCGAATCATCCAAAGACCTTATCGATTTCATTTGCGTTACCCGGTTATCAGCACCGGGCCTTACATCGACACGACCCTCAACGGCGTTATCGAGCACTTCTCTGGGCGGATTGTTCCACTTATTACCGCATTCAACGAAATCTGCGTGCATCTGCTGAAGCTCCTTAGATACCGACAATGCGATAGTGCCCTGGCCCCTACCGTATTTTTCGTTGGATGACTTCTTCCATCTCGGAACTGCGTATGGAAATTCATCGAAACCGCCTTCATCAACCACTATCTGTTCTTCCACATTAACATACAGAGATTCGAGCGGCATATTCAGAAAGTCGACTAAGTTAGGGTTCCTTTCTCCTCTTGGTCTTACGCGATGGATAAAAGGAAATATTTTCGATACATTATCAGGATTCCCTACCGCCTCTATAATCTTTGCTCCGACGTTATCACCGAACTCCTGGACAGCCTGTCTTGCAGTAAGCGGATACTTTACAATAACGGTATCGACAAGGCCGGAACTGTTTTGCTTTATGGTATAAAAAGAAACGTCCCAATCCTTATAATTTAGACCCGTAGCAACCGTCCATTCGGAGAACATATTGCCCGTACCAAATCCTATCAGGGACGAAAGAGTCTCATTCAACTGTAACATGAAGTTAGAGGCAAAAAGCTCATCATGCGTAATCTGGGACGCCAGGGCCAGATACCGCTTAACACTATCTGTATTTGCGAGTTTCCGGTCTTTTACAGTAAGGCCAAAGGCAAGCTCGCCGGGCGGGAAAAAGGCGGCAGACAGACCCGAAACCATATCCTGTAAGTCCAGCATGGCCGTAGGGTCGAAAATCTGCTGAGATTTATCTTCACCGGGAGTACGCACCCCTATTATCTGGTTCTCACGAGGTAGCATGTGGTCTGCAACTTCCTGGTACAAATTCCGGAAATTCGAGGCCAGCTGTTCCTCGCGTTCCTGCTCCTTTATTACTTCAACCGCTCTTTCGTCAGCCATATTAATTCTCTTCAATCACAAACATCTTTTCTGCTTTAATCAATTCTTTTGCTAAATTTATCTTCCTAAACCAAAGCAAAGCAAACTCTTGCGCAAAAGTAGGGTTATCAGATAAAACATTTTGCATCGAAATAACAACTTTGTCTCCACTATCCTCAAATACAAGTTCTGCTTTCATCCCGTTCCTTTCAGGACCATTCTTCCGTTTCTATATACATAAGTTTTAACCATCGAAGACAAACCAAATCTGGGTTTTGCAACAAATATTTTCCGGCCGGAACTGTCAGTTATTTTCACAGACTCTCCGTTCCTGTCGCAAACGCCGCGTCTATGACATTCAACAATCTTTTCCTTTATAACCTCTTCGTTTTTGAAACTCATATCTTTTGATACTCACTTATAACTGTTGTCTGCTTGACTTTCTGGTTGGCCGGTCTCGATATACGACTCCTCGATGCAGCCAGAAGGAAATAGTTCAAGGCGTTACGGTAATGCTCTTTATTGCCTTTGTACCTGTACTCTTTAGCTCCTGTCCTTTTGTTGGTGTCCAGTATCTTATAGGCGTCACACATCTGTATGGCAAACTCTTTAATCTCAGGACAAAACCGGGGGATGGTTAACATGCCGGGCGTTACAACCATTCTGTGGGTCTCGTCGAATAATGCCGTTCGGTAGTCTTTTACTATGCCGTTCTTAATGTCCCACTTTCTCAAATAAGCGGGGTTATTCGAATACTCACACAAGAATATCTCGTAAGGCTCGGAAACCTGAAACTTCTTGACTGTGTCCTGATAAGGACGAATATCGATAACGGCACTCTTAACGTGAAATCTTCTCGCTAAATCGTGTATGTCCTGCCATGAAGATAATTTTATTGTTTTGAAAATCTTGTACTGCTGACGACCGCTACGAACACCTATTACAATGTGCTTGACTATCCCTACGTCAATACCCATAGCACAGGGGCCGGGATGAGAGTTATACATCTCTTCCAGTCCGCAACATTCATATACCTGTGGTGTAGTTAACCTGTCCTCGGCGGCGATGTAAGGCAGGCCCAACCTTAATCTATAGACGTCGGCAATATTACCCTCAGGCGGCTCTCTAAAATCACGAAGTATTTCAAGAGGGTCACAAACGGCACTGCTTAGTTGTGACCATCTATATCCCCGCATAAAGTTCGTATTCTCTTTTAGTTCCGGCTGCCATTCACCGGACTTGATAAAGACTTCCCTGCCACAGTTCTTACATGCGATATAACCAGTACCATCACTTCTGGTCCCTACACATCTTTCGGGGTCTTCCATGAAAAATAGCTCGGCACAAGTATACTTTTCGCCACCAATGACGCTGGTCGGACAGTACCCACTGTTTGTCTATACCCAAACCGGGGATAATCGGATTGCCGATAAACACCTCTTCCTGCCAGGGCGAATCGTAGTAACGGCCCCTGGCCTTGGCAATTACCTCTTCTTCCATGTGGTCGACTTCATCAAAAACTATCTTATCGACGCCAATACTCTTCATCTTGGAAGATTCGGACTGCTCACCGCGTTTTTCACTTAGACGTGCCCCGCGAAGGTAGAGAAAAGCGTTGTGTATCTTTTTTAACGAAGCCGTATCGGTTCCCTTGCCACCGCTCTTAACGTATTGGCCTATCGCCAGTTTATTGGCGGCCAGAAGGGGGGCGAAACGACTCTTACTAAATTCGTTAACATCGTCGGTTGTAGGGAAAAGGTATAAAACACCTTCCTGGT